TACTATGAAGTACATACATTAAAAAAACCAAAAGAACAAGTACCTTATTATCAAGAACCAATTAAACTATTAAAATGATATTAACAATTGTATGGTTATTAATTATTTTGGTGTGCTTATTAGAAGCGTATTTTTCACCTACATTTGAATAATAATTAAAACTAAAAATATGAGTACAGTTATAGCAGTATTTTTAATGATCGGACTAATAATGGTATATTTAGTACAAAACGATTAATTATGAAAACAAAAGAAGTAATAAAGCAACTATTATTAGACAAACCACATTTACGTGATAATGATAACAGATTGATTTGCACTTATTGGTTTATGGAATTAAAGCGAAAAAATATAGACCCTAATAAAATAAACGCATTAGAGTTTATGCAGTATTACGCAAATAGTAAACTAACCAATACAGAAACAATAAGAAGGCAACGCGCAAAGCTGCAAGAAGAACACCCTGAATTAAGAGGTGAAGCGTATAATGCACGTAAAGGTATACTACAAGATAAGTGGCGTTCCGAATTAGGATATGAAAACAATAAGTAAGTTAAAAAAAGAACTAGACAAATGGTTTAGTCTTTATATTAGACTTAGACACGCTACACCACAAGGAATGTGCCAATGTTTTACGTGTGGTAAAATAGACCACTATAAAAAATTACAATGTGGACATTTTCAAAGTAGAAGACACCACGCAACACGTTGGAATGAACAAAATTGTCAAGTGCAATGTGTAAAATGTAATATGTTTGAACAAGGTGAACAATGGCAGTTTGGTTTAAAATTAAATGGTAAGTATGGTGAAGGCACGTCTAGTGAATTAGAATTTATAGCTAATACTACAGTAAAATTAGGTCGTGTAGACTATGAACAAGACATAAGATATTACAAAGCTATTGTTAAAAACTTAAAAAAAGAAAAAGGAATTGAGTGATATTTTTTTTAACTTTGGAAAATGAGAAAACCAATATATGCGAGTAATGAACACGAAATAATTATAAAAGCATATATTTTAATGTTAAAAGAATTTGTTAAAGACATATCTACAAAAAGACGTTGGCAACACTACTTAGAAGTTATGGATATAATAATTGAATATCACAATAATTATGGTCAAGGTGTTAAAGAAAATAATTGGTATGATTGGGTAATGATATTACCACTTAATCTGTCTGTAATGACTAACGGTTTTTTTGCAGGAATAGTTACAAAAGGTAACGCTAATATTGTTAGGTCGTATAAAGTGGTATTGAACGAAATGCTACAAGATGTAATAGATAAAATAGAAAAACTAGAACCTGTAAATGAATAAGATATATTTAATTATTGGTGATTTAACAGATAAGTTTAAAGAAATGTGTTATGGACTTACTACTAATAAAAACGATATAGAAAATGCAGTACAAGAATTGATGTTATATTTTTTACAAATGAACCCTGATACATTAAAAGGTATATATGAAAAAGACGGTAAAGAAGGAATAATACGGTATGGTGCAGTAGTGTTAAGAAGGGCGTTGTGTAGTCCAAGAAGTCCATTCTATTATAAGTATAAAAAGTATTATACACACGTAGATAGGTATGTAACAGATTCTACGTATATTGATAAAGAAATGTATACAGTACCAAGCTATAACAACATTAGTAATTTACCAAACCCTGTAGAACCAAACCAATGGGTTAAGTTAGAAAAAATAGATAAGGAGTTAGACAAAATGTATTGGTATGACCAAAAGGTGTTTGAACTTTATTATTATGAAGGTAACACCCTAGACAGTTTAGCTAAGAAAACAGGTATAAGCAGAAACAGTCTTTTTACTACAATACATAAGGTTAAAGATATTTTAAAAGAAGAACTAGTAAATGAAGCTGAATAAATTTTTTACTAGTAAAGAAGTATATGAAGAACGTTTAGCTATATGTAAAAAGTGTGTATATTATTTTAAGTTAACAGGCACTTGCAAAGTGTGTAAATGTTTTATGAAGATAAAAGCAAAAATTGCACCAATGTCGTGTCCACAAAAGTTTTGGAATAAGACTACAGAAATAGAAATACCTGAAGGAGTACCACAAGACTTAATAGATGAAATAATAACACTATGGCCTGACTTAAAAACAGGTAGGGCAAAAGATGTAACAGCTAAAAAGAAAATGATTGAAATATATAACACATTAACAGGTAGCAACTACAACCCAACTACAAATTGTGGTTCTTGTATATCTACTTGTTATGATGCAGTTAAAAAAGTATACCATAAATATAAATAAATATGATACTAAACATTATTATAGCAATAGTTTTTTATATAGTAGGCAGGGTAATAGGATATAGTAAAGGCAAAGATCAATATAAGATATATAAGAATATTATTGAACAACAAGAACTAAAAGCAAAACCAAGATCACTATATGAAAATACTGTAAGCGGTGCATTGCATAATGACAGATTAGATGATAACATTTAGTTATAAATCAATACCATCAATTATGATAAAATTCCAATGTAATAAATGCGGCAAAACTAAAGATTTAATGAAGGCAACGTTAAAAGAAATAGACGGTAAAATTAGAACCGTTGAAGCATTATGCGAATGCGGTGAATATATGCAAGAAGTTTCAAAAGATTTTAATGGTTTTCCAAGTCTAATAAGAACCGAACCAACATTAAAAAAAAAGCGTAGTATGATAATTGATGAAGCTAAAGAAAAAATATGTGGTACGCATATTATAGAAAAACCTAAGTAATGAAATTTGTGATTAATGATAGTAAAGATAAAAGAAGTCTTATTAATTACTTAAAAGAACTTGGTAACGATTACATAGTTGACGTAAAGAAAAAAAGAAACACAAGAAGTAATATGCAAAATAACTATTATTGGAAATGTATTGTACAAGAACTGTCAGATGAATTAGGTTATTTTCCAGATGAAATGCACGATATATTACGTGCTAAGTTTTTAAATGAATGGCAAATGATAGATGTAAACGATAAAAAGATAGGTGTTAATAAAATAGGTAGTACAACAGCTTTAAACACTAAAGACTTTGAAGTGTATACAGAACAAATAAGAATATGGGCGTTGTCTGATCTAGGTATACGTTTAATGCTACCAAATGAATACGAATAATTTCTATTATATATTATGGAAAACGAACAAAAACGAACACAAGTCAGCAAAGCAACTTTTATAGAAGCACTAGAAGTATCACTAGGTATTGTTACTGAAGCGTGTAATAAGACAGGGTTAAGCAGAACACAACACTATAAATGGTACAAAGAAGATGAAGACTATAAAGCAAAAGTAGATAGTATTGAAAACAAATTTATAGACTTTGCAGAAACACACCTAAAAAAGCAAATAGAAAATGGTAGCACACAAGCAACTACATTCTTTTTACGAACACGTGGGCGTAAGCGTGGATATAATGAAAAACAAGAAATTGATTTAACGTCAGGTGACGAAAGAATAAAAATCAATATTAACCTTGCAGATTAGCCCTGAATTTACAAATACGCAAAAACAAGCGTTTAAATACTTATTAGATAATAAGACTAAAGAAGTGTTATTTGGCGGTTCAGCAGGTGGTGGCAAATCTTGGTTAGGTACAAGTTACATTACGATTATGTGTTTACAATATCCTAAGACTAGGTACTTAATGGGCAGGAGTAAATTGGATGCACTAAAGAAAACAACACTAAATACTTTTTTTGAAGTGTGTACTGCCTGGGGTCTAAAAGCTATACGTGATTATACGTTTAATGGTTCTACAAATGTGATAACATTTTACAATGGTTCAGAAATAATACTAAAAGATTTATTCTTATATCCAAGTGATAGAAACTTTGACAGTTTAGGTTCTTTAGAATTAACAGGTGCTTTTATTGATGAATGTAACCAAATAACTGAAAAAGCAAAGAACGTAGTAGCGTCTAGGTTGCGTTATAAATTAGATGAAAATAATCTAATACCTAAATTGTTAATGACTTGTAACCCTGCAAAGAATTGGGTGTATACTGAATACTACAGACCTGCAAAAGACAAAACTATAAAACCGTACAGAAAGTTTGTACAAAGTTTAGTGACAGATAACAAATATATTAGTAAACATTATGAACGTCAATTATTTGAATTAGATGAATTAAGTAAACAAAGGTTATTATATGGTAATTGGGAATATGACGCAACTGACGATAGTCTAGTTGATTATAATGCTATTGTCAATCTATTTAACAGTAAAGGTGTTGGTGGTGAAAAATACATAAGCTGTGATGTGGCGCGTTTTGGTAGTGATAAGACGGTAATAATGTATTGGGAAGGGTTACACCTTAGACAGATACAAACATTGCTTAAATCGGCTGTAAATGATGTTGTAGACAATATACGAAAATTACAACAACAAAACCAAGTGCCACTTAGAAACATAATTGTGGACAGTGACGGTGTTGGAGGGGGTGTTACTGACTATTTGCGTTCGCAATCATTTCAGGCTAATGCTAGACCCTTAAAAAAAGAGAACTATCAAAACTTAAAAACACAATGTTATTATAAATTAGCAGACTTAATTAATAAAGGACAAATAGGTATTAGTTGTTCAGATGTAAATGTTAAGAACTGTATAATTGAAGAGTGTGAACAAATAAGAACTAAGGACGCTGACAAAGACAATAAACTACAAATACTTTCTAAAGATACGGTCAAAGCTATTATAGGCAGATCACCTGACTATGCAGACGCTTTAGCTATGCGTTGTTATTATGAAGTAGACAGTAATTTTGGTAAGTATTTTGTACAATAAAAAAAGGGGCGGCATCTAGCCAACCCCAAGAATATTATGAAAACACGCGCAAACATACACATTTTAAACGAATTTTAAACGAAATATTAACTTTTTCTATTATATTATTATGAAAGTGAAAATTAGAAAAGAAGGGAAGGTGAAAACCTTCAAATTGATAAAAACTTGGTCAGATGTGACTTTAGAAACTTGGGGTCAATTAGTAGGATTACACAAAGGCTCAAAGACCAAAGAAGCATTAGAAACCATTGCAATATTATCGGATATTCCAAAACATTTAATTAAAGAATTGGGTATTCAAGATGTAGCATTAATATTAAAAAATATATCAATACTACAAGAAAATGCAAAGCAAGGGTTTCACAGGATTGTAAAATTAAATGGAGTTGAATATGGTTTTCATCCTAAATTAGAAGACATAACACTTGGTGAATGGGCAGATATAGAAACATATTTAGAGGGCGGTCTAGACAACAACTTACCTGATATTATGGCAATCCTATATAGACCCATTAAGGAAAAGAAAAACAAGAGGTACACCATTGAAGCTTATGATGGTGAAATAGCCATAAGGGCAGAAGAAATGAAAAAGATGAAAGCAGAAGAAGTGCAAGGGGCGCTGGTTTTTTTTTACAATTTAGGAAAAAAACTATTGGAGATTTTGCCATTGTCTTTGATGGAACAGATGGAGATAATGAGGAAAAAGGTCGAGCAAAGACAGACGAAAACTTCGCGTCTAGATGGGGTTGGTTTGGCATAATGTATAGATTGACAAACGGTGAAATAGTAAATTTGGACAGGATAACACGGTTGCCTTTATTAGAATGTTTAACCTGGTTATCTTACGAAACAGAATTAAGTGAAAGTAAATCAGTAAAATATAAAAATATTACAAAATGAGTATAGATGCACAACAGTATAAAACCTACAATAATGTAATTGATACTATAAAATGTATTGGTGATAATCACTTACAAATATTTGCAGTTACTACAGGTGACATTTGGCAAATAGACTTAGAAAAAAATACAAAATATCCATTAATGCACATTAACCCTGTTAGTGTAGTTGCATCACCAAGTATGCTGACTATGAACTTTCAGATATTTATAATGGACTTAGTAGAACCTGATTTGGCTAATGAACAAGAAGTACAATCAGATACATTGCAAATTGCTACAGATATAATATCATTATTTATGCACTCAGAAACATTATACCAAACATCAACAACAGTAGGTCAGCAAGCAAGATATTTTACAGAAGAAAATGGCAGTTTTACTTTAGAACCATTTCAAGAACGTTTTGATAACGTCTTATGTGGTTGGGTGTTTACATTACCTGTACAAGTTCAAAACCTTTACGATACTTGTAATACACCATTTACAAATGGAGAAATATGTTTAAAATAAAAATAGGAAAAATAATAATACAATTAATACCACCAAAAATAATATATAAAATAAAATAATATGGCAACTTTAACAACAACAATTAATGAAGCAGTAACACTAAACGGTACACGTTTTGGTTCAACTATATCACAAACAATAACAGACATAAGCAATGTTAGTACAGGTGTAACGTCAGTTTCAGCATCAAGTGAAGCAACACTATTAACTTTTGGCGCAGCTACTGCAGGGTCTACAGTAATAGCAACAGAAACAAAATACATAAGAATAACAAACTTAGATACTACAAATTATATTGCATTAAGAATACAACTTAATAATAATGCAGAATTTATGTATAAGGTAACAGCAGGTAATACCTTTATATTAAATAAATCAGATGCAGCAGCAGATGCAGATGGTTCAGCAATTACAGTAAGTTGGGAAGCATTAAAAACTATAAAAGCACAAGCAGATACCGCAAGTGTTAATGTAGAAACGTTTGTAGCTACTACTTCATAAAATGGAATATACACAAGCTGTAGAAAGATATTTTGAGTCATTAGGTCGTGAAATTGTAAAACGTGCTAAAAGAAATTTGAAAGACAAAAAAGGTGAAACAAGTTTATCTCGAAGTATTAAATTTAAGTTAAAAGAGATACGAGGGTCTTATGAACTTCAATTTTTTATGGATGCTTATGGTAATTTTGTAGACAAGGGTGTGAGGGGTGCAGGTGGCATAATAAAATCAGGTGAAAATAAAGGCAATTGGGGTGGTAAAAGATTTTATAAAACATATAAAGGAAAAAAAAGACAAAGCCCCTATATATTCGGTAGTCGTAAAAGCAGGGGTGGTAGTATATACAAAGGTATTGAAGATTTCATAAAGAAAAAAGGAATCAAAGGACGTGATAAAAAAGGCAGGTTTATAACGAACAAGTCTTTAATGTTTGCAATGACTAAAGTGTTATGGATAAAAGGAATACACGGCATTAGCTTTTTTCAAAAAGCATTACAGTTTGGGGTTTCAACAATGCCTGAAGACCTTGGGGCTGCAATAAAAAAAGATATAATTGATAATTTAACAAGAGAATAAAAATGTTAGTAGAAAAACAAAGACCATTATATGCATTAAATGCAGCAGAAAGTAAAATCATATTTGCTTGTGAAGATAATGATGCTATATTAAATAACTTCAAAGTACATTATGAAGTATTAATCGAAGTAAAAGTATTTAACAATACAGCAGCAGGTGCAGCGTTTACAGAGTTTTCAGGTAGGTTTAAAGCACAACCAAATGCAGCAGGGGTTGGTATATTCGACTTAAGTCCTGTAATAAAGAATTATGTTAACCCTGATTACAACGGTGGTGAAGTATCACCAAATATTGGTTCAGGTTATTTTTCACAATATAAAGGCACAGACTATTCAGAAAACACACCACACCCTATACACTTAATTGACAAGTATTCTACAAGTCGTAAGGCAGTAAGGTTTGTTGAGGTTACATATTTTAGTTATGGTGCAACTACAGCAACAGGCCCTGTTACATTATTAGACCAAGAAAGTTCACACACAGGTGAAGACAGTTTATATGTTATATTTAATGGATATTTAACAAGACGTGATATTTTAAATCTAGAAAATCACGACTATGGTTATGACTTTGCTGCACAATCAAATGTGATATTAAGCACAGCAGGTACAGCTAAATTTTTAACTAATGCACCAACAACACAATATGTTACTACTGACGATTATGGTACATTAAGTTTTTTAACTAAAACAACAGGCAATAGTTCAGACCCTAACCAAGGTATGATGCTAACAAAAATTAGAGTTAGTATGTTTAACGCTGCAGGTTCAGGTCTTGTGTCTTTTGACGTGGATTGTGAAAAAGCAAATGGTGGTTTAAAAAACAAATGGTATGAAGTTGAAAGTTACTTACAATATGTAGCTTGTTCACCTGCTAACTTTAAAGGGTGGTCATCACCTTGGAATAGTAATATTGGTAATACGTCATATTATACAGTACGTGGTTATAGTGGTGCAACAACAATAACACAAGAATATAGATTTGATATAATTTGTGAAGACGTAAAAGGATATGAATCAATTAGATTAACGTGGTTAAATAAATATGGTACTTGGGATTATTATACATTTACTAAAAAATCAACAAAGACTATTACAAGACAATCCAAAACATATCAACAACTTGCAGGTACTTGGAACGAAGATTATTTTCAGCAATTCGGTTATGACGGTGGTAAAAAGAATTTTGTTGTAAATACAAAAGAAAACTTTACAATAAATACAAGATTTTTAAGTGAAGATGAAGCGGTGTGGTTTGAAGAACTAATGAACAGCCCAGAGGTTTATATATTAAACGGTTATCAAACTGATACACCTGCTACAGTAACAAACAGATATGTAGAGCCTGTATTATTAACTACATCAAGTTACGTTAAGAAAACAAAAGCAAATGACAAGTTAATACAATACAGTTTTAATGTAGAACGAAATACAACTAACAGAACACAAGGCATATAATGAGTGTACAATTAATATTAAATCGTCAAGGACAATATAGTGGTTACATACCTACAGGTGCAACAACGGTTGTAACAGGTAATGCAGGTTCAACAGAATATGTAGGTGACCCTAGTTTTTTAGGTAGTGGTGGTATATCACCGTGGAACAACTTTGGTTCTACATCTATACCAGGGTCATTAGTTATAACTACAAATCATATACCAGGTGCTTGGCAGGGTTTCTATACTCAAACAGGCGGTGGTTTTAAAACAGTAGCCCAACCTTCAGCTAGTTCAACAGGTGTAAGACTTCACGAACCAAGCACATCTGCAGGTTTTGCAGGTTATTCAGGAATGTCGCAAATAGTAAATGGATTACAACCAGGCACAGCATATAGAATGCAAGTTGAAGTTTCAAACTTTCCTGCATCTGCAACATATAGTCAATCATTACGGTTACCAGGGTTTGGTGGTGACTTTCAATTACCTAATGGAATGTGGGTACAAAAACTTGGTTCAACAGCATCAGGTATTACAGCAGCATCCACAACTATTTGGACTTCTTCAGGTGGTTGGTCTTCAAGTTGGACACAAATAAGTGCAACAGAAGCATATATAGATTTTACTGTATTTACTGCAGTAGGTGGTTATACTTTCAACCCAAACCAATTATTATATTTAGAATTTTACAGCCCAAATCAAGGCACAGGTGATTATCTTGGTATCAGAAAATTTAGCATACGTGAAGCACCTGAAACTATAATAACAACTGAAGTAAATGATGGTAAGGTGATTTGTGATTTATACGAAGACGAAACAATACCATTAACATTAAGTGTTGACGATTTTAAAAATGCAGCAGAAAGTGTACAAAGCTATTCAAAGGCATTTGACTTACCTGCTACAAAAAGAAACAATAAAATATTTGAAAATATATTTGATATAACAAGATTAACACAAGGTGGCGCACCGTATGAGAAGTGGAATCCATATATGATAACACAAGCAGAACTAAAAGAAGACGGTTACACAATCTTCAAAGGATTCTTACGGTTAATAGATATTACAACAAAAGAAGGTGAAACATCATATAATGTTAATTTATATTCAGACCCTGTTATATTAGCAGAAGTATTAGGTAGCAGAACCCTTAATGATTTAGACTTAATTGAATTAAACCATTCTTTTGATTCAGATAATATTAAAAATAGTTGGGTGGATTCAACAGGGCTTGAATTAACAGTAGCATTAGCAAATACAGATTCATTTGCATATTCATCAACTATTGGTAACTTAACTCATACTAATGTTATTAAATATCCATTCTGTAATTGGATTGGTAGTTATATAATTGACACAAGTAATGTAATAGACTTACAAAACTTAGAAGAAGCGTTTAGACCTTGGATAAGTTGTAAGTACCTGATTGATAAAATGATATATGAAGCAGGTTTTACATATCAGTCTACATTTTTAGAAAGCACAGAATTCACGAAGCTATTTATGGACTTGAATTGGGGTCAAGGACTAGACACACAAGGTGGTGGTTATGAACAATTTATAAGTTCTCTAACTACATCTAGTTCACAATGTGGTGTAGGTATTGATACAACAACACTTGCAGGTTGGACTACATTTGCCGTACCTATTAAATTAGACCACAACGACCCTGCAAGTAATAGATGGGATACTACAAATTGGAAATTTACAGCAGATGCTAATAATTTAATGGTAGTTATAGAATATGAATTTACATTTTACAATAGTGATAGTTCACCACGTAAAGTATGGGTAAGGTTTAACCGTTATGATTCTAGTGGTGCATTAATGACTGCTCCTACAGGTAGTTATTCAGCAGTTGTACTTATACCACCATCAGGCGTAGGTTATACAACAGGTAGTTTTACAGTGTTTTTAAATAATAATGAATGGATAAGGCCTGTGTTCCAGGGTGAAATGGCAGGGTCATCACCTGTAGTATGTCAGTTAAACGTAGCTACACCAACTAACTATGTGAATTGGCAAGTATCAGGTAGCGCTAACAAAACACCATCACTATTAATGGCAGGTCGTGGTGACTTAGGCCAATGGGATTTTATGAAAGGTATTGTAAATATGTTTAATTTAGTAATAATGCCTGATAAAGACAACCCAAGTAATTTATTAATTGAACCTTATAATGATATATTTATAAATAATTCAGACAGCGAACAATTAGATTGGACAAAGAAAGTAGACGTGTCAGAAATTAAATTAACACCATTAAACTTATCTTCATCAGTTAAATTTACGTATGAAGATGACGAAAATGATTATTGTTTAAAGAAATACAAGGGCGCTACAGATGGCTATCTATATGGCACAAAAGTGTTAGACTTCAGCGCATTAACAGCATTAATTGGTACTGAAGAAATAATTGCATCACCTTTTGCACCTACTATTGTAAAGCCTATCAGTCCTGCTTATGATGTTAGACTAAATACTGCTAATATTTACACAGGGAATGAAGATGGTACAGAATTTAGTGACTTTGATAACAAACCAAGAATAGCTTATAATAATGGTGTACAGACATTAACAACAGGAATGTATGACAGCCCTTTACAAAATTCAGCGTCAGCTAAGTTTACTAATGAAGACGAATTTTTACAATTTAGTCATTTATCAACACCATATACATCAACGACACCTGGTGACGATTATAATTTTGGTGAATGTTCATTGTATTCACCTAATTACCCAACACCAAATAATTTATATAATTTATATTGGGCTGCATATTATGACCAACTATATAATGTGAATACTAGAGTGATGCGAATAAAGGTCAAGCTGAACCCTTCAGACATTGCTAATTTTAATTTTTACGATACTGTATTTATTAAAAACAGAGAATACCGAGTGAATAATATTAATTACCAACCACATCAATTGTCAACAGTTGAATTTATACTAATACCATAATGGCAGACATATTATATAAAGACGGTTATCAAATAAAACCAAAAGAAATACAAAGGTCAGGCAGAGTTATATTTACTGACGGTACAAATAATGTAAGCCCTAACCAACAAGCGTGTGAAGCATACGGTTATCATTTTAATCAAGATACAGGAGTTTGTTCAGCTTTTCCTAATTTTAATGTTAATGCAGTCAGGGAAGCAAAAAATCAAAGCACTCAAATAATAGGTGCAGACATTGAAGCGAATCGTACAGACAATAGTGTGTTAATAGGCCAAAGACATAGTACAGTTGGTACAAACAGACATATATTAGCGGTTGGTGATTATCATATTGTAGAACACGGTGTAATAAATTCAAGTGTATTATCAGGCAGGGCAGGTAAGTCGTTATATAGAGGTGAAGCAGTATTTGCAGGTGGTGGTTCTACTAATACACCTGGAATGTATCAGCAAAGCAAAACGCACTTATCAGGAAAAGTAACAGGTAATGAAGATGTGTCATTGTATTTGCAAGGTAATACAACAGCAGCAGAACAAATATTGTTACCTGCTAATAGTATATGTATTTATGAATTATACGTAACAGCGTTATGTATAGGTGGTTCATCAGGTACAGCAGGACATTATAAAACAGAAAAACATTTAGGGTCGTGTTTAACAAACAATGCAGGTAGCATAACAAAAGTAAGTTCATCTGTTACTGCTATTTCAAGTAATGGTACAACAGGTACATTTAGTATTGATGTAGCAACAGCACACACAATGTCTTTACAAGTAGCAGGTTCAACAAATGTAAATTGTCAATGGTCAGTAGTGGCAGACCTGTATGTTAATAACACAGATTCAGTAACATTTTAAAATATAGATTATGTCAGATAAAGTAGTAATAAATGCAGAAATAAACGGTAACGTTGGTGAATTATCAAAAGATATTAGTAAAGCAGCAGACCAAACCGAAAGACTAGAAAAAGGAACTAAAAAAGGTACAACAGGGTTTAAAAAATTAGGGTCTGTAGTTAAGGGGGTTGGTTCTGCAATAAAAAAAGCAGGTCTTGCTATATTAGTTGGGTTGTTAGTAAAACTTGGAGATACTTTGAGAAAAAATCAAACAGTATTAGATGGGTTTAATGTTGCTATGGAAGCATTGAGTATTGCATTTAATGATTTATTTCAATACTTAGAAGACAACGTGGGTAGCATAAAAGGATGGTTTAAAGATATATTTGAAGACCCTGAATCAAGTGTCAAAAATTTAGGTGATGCTATAAAAGAAAATTTACAAGAACGTCTAGAAAGTATAGTCAGGTTACAAGGACTTTTAGCACTAGGGTTATTTGAATTAATGCAAGGTCGATTTAAAAACGCGTGGCACATTGTGAAAACTATGGGAAAAGAAAGCGTTGATGTACTTACAGGAGTGAACGACACAGTAGATAAGACAGGTGAAATAATTGAAGAAACAACCAAAAAAATAAAAGATTATGGAAAAGAAGTTTTAAAAACAGCTAAAGAGAATGTTGAATTAAATAAGGCTGCAGAACTTGCAGCAGTAATAAATCAAAGAATTATAGAACAAAAAGACCGTGAAGCAGAAGCTGAAAGAATGTTACGTGATGACATAACTAAAACTATGGATGTGAGAATAGCCGCCAGTGAAAAGCTAACAACAATATTAGATGAACAAGAAAAAGCAATGTTGAAAAATACACAAGCTATTGTGGATGCTGCACAAGCACAATATGACTTAAATGATAGTGATGCAAATTATATGGTATTAATACAGGCTAAAACAGAAAAAGATGCGGTGTTAGCACAAATACAAGGTTTTAGAACTGAACAATTAATGTCACATAATGCCTTACTGGAAGAACAACAAGCACTAATTAAAGCCGACAAAGAAGCAACACTAGCAGCACAACAAGAAAAGATGGCCGCCTATTCAGGATTGTTAGGTGGTTTAAAAGAATTGGCAGGTGAAAATAAAGCACTTGCGGTTGCACAAGCGATTATAGACACTTATGCAGGTGCAAATAAAGCAATAGCACAAGGTGGTACACTAGGTCCAATAATAGCAGCAGGTGTAATTGCATCAGGACTTGCTAATGTACGTAAAATTTTATCTACAGATGTAGGTGATGGGGGTGGTGGTGATGTAGGTGCAGAACCAGAATTACCTGCACCTGAAATGATTGGTGGTAAGTTTGAAATGACAGGTATAAATGCACCTGAGCCTATGAAAGCATACGTAGTAACAGATGAAATGACTAACAGTCAAGACCAATTAGCGAATATAAGAAGACGTGCTACAATTTAAAAAATCAAATAAATAACAATTAAATCTATTATATATTATGCCTTGTAAAAAATGTGAAAACAACGGAAAATGGAAATGGGGTAACCGTGGTGAATGTAAGTATACCACTAAAGACGAATGTGAAACAGCTAACCCAAAATACTATAAAGAAATGAAACATAAACCAACACCAATAGGGAAAAAGTCGTATGCTGAATACGAAAAAGAATTAAATGAATATTATAATTTAAGTAAAGTTGAAAAAGTTGAATTAGGTGAGATAGATGACTTAAAAAGGTTTATCTCTAATGCTGAACAAAAATTAAAAACTGCTACTAACTATCATAAATCAGCAGCTAAGGTAGACAGTCAATATGTTAAAGTTTTAGATAAATGGGCTAAATTAGATAACGAAAAAACGCAATTAGTTAAGGAATTAAGAAGTTTAGTAAAAGCAGGAAAAGATATTAATAAAGAAGTTAAGTCAGATTTAAATAAAGCTAAAAAATCTTCAAGTACCATTGCAAAACAATTAAAAGATTTAGGTTTAGACCCAGGTACTATGAATAAAGAAAATAGTCAAATACAAAAAGTAGAAGATGGGTTAAAAACTCTTGATTACGCTTTTCTTGATGAATTACCATTTTAAAATTATAATATGAATACAGATAAAATAACTAAAATAGTAGAACTAGTAATTGCTGACGATAGTGAAGAACTTGCTATTGATGCAATAAGTCTAGTAACAACACCTGCTATAGAACAAGATTTTGTGTTCTTTGGTAAGGAAAAAAACAATCTAACATTTGCAAAAGTAGATGAAGAAAAGCGAATGTTAATTAGTCCTGCTTTAATACCAAATAAGCAGATATTTAGATATGACCCAAATACTGATTCAGAATATTATGTGTATTTCAGTCCTGAAACAGTACGTAAAGCAAGTGAACTATATTTAAAACATAACAACCACCATAAAGCTACATACCAACACCAAGACAGAGTATCAGGAGTTTTAACAGTTGAAAGTTGGATAAAAGAAGGTGACCAAGATAAATCAAAAATGTACGGTTATGATTTACCTAACGGTACTTGGTTTGTTAAAATGAAAATCAATAATGATGACTTATGGCAAGAAATAAAGTCAGGTAATTTACGTGGTCTAAGTATTGAAGGATATTTTACTAATAAATTTGAACAAATGAATAGTAAGAAACCAACAGACCAACAAATACTAACTGCTTTAAATGAAATAATAAAAGAAAGCCAAAAGGTTAAAAAGGTTGAATTAGGTCTAGCAGATGATATTGAAAAGGAATACGACAAAGCAGCAGGTTTAGAAAAAAATGTATCTAAAGCGGCTGCTAAATTAAGAAGTGAAGTGTTAAAAGCTGCTGACGCTTGGGATAAGGTAGAAGTGTTGTCTATGAAAGGATTAAAAGCAGCAAAGGAATTAGGAGTTAAAGAAGCAGAAAAGTTATTTAGTTCAAGAGGGTCAGACGCACAAGTAAATAATAAAGAAATGAAAGCAATTTTAGGTAAAATAGATAGCTTCCAAATCTAAAAATCAAATAAACAATTAACAATTCTATTATATTAAAAAAGAACAACTATGGATTTAAAACAACAAATATTAGAAGCACTTGGACTAAGTAAGGACGAAGAGTTACAACTTGCATTCCAGGCTAAAACAGAAGATGGTACTATAGTAGTGTCAACTGCTGAAGAACTAGAATCAGGTGTAGACATTTCAGTATTAACTGAAGATGGTACTACAATTTTATTGCCTATTGGAACTTATAAATTAGATACAGGTGTATCTTTTAGAGTTGAAGAAGAAGGCATAGTAGCTGAAGTTATTGAATCAGAAACTGAAGAAGAAATAGAAGCAGAATCTGAAGAACTAGCTGAAGAAGATGAATCACCTGCTGAAAAAGCAGATTGGGCTAAGTCTTATGAAGAACTTAAAGACAAAGTAGAAAATCTTGAAGATGCAGTACACAGACTTGAAGAACAATTAGGTGATAAAGGTGAAGAACTAGCAAAAGAGAAAAAGGACAAAAAAGAAGATACTACATCTGAAGAAACAACTGCAGGAGGTGGTAATGATCCTGTACTTGAGTTAGAAGAAGAAAACAAAAAGCTAAAAGAAGAACTAGCTGCAAAACCTGCTGCTGCTAATCTAAACACTAATAAGTTTAGTAGCAATGGTGGTGATAGAGAATTAACAAAAACAGAACTTTCTAATATGTCTTACCAAGAAAGATTTCTGTATACAATAAATAAAAGAAGAAATAACTAA